GTCACATGTACACGTCGCTTATTCAAGGACAATGGTAAATTTCAAATGGGAAACATATACCCCTTACTCTATTGGATTCGATGAAACATTCAGCAGACTGGAAGCTCTTGCAGGAGGTGGATCAAGTTACCCACCTTACAATGTTGTTGACGGGGATGATGGCAGAACCGTACTTGAAGTTGCTCTTGCGGGATTTTCAGAAGAAGACATTGAGGTGGAGACCGAACGGAATGTTCTGACGGTTTCTGCTCGCAAAGCACCGCCAGATAAAGAAAGGAAATATTCCCATAAAGGAATATCCTACAGGACATTCTCACGCAACTGGCAGATGGCAGATGATGTAGAAGTTGAAGATGTGAAATTTGTAGATGGATTGTTGACAATTACATTGATGAAGCAACTGCCTGAGAAACAGAAGCGTAAGAAGTGGTTCTAAATATAATTGAAGGGTGCTTGACGGCACCCTTTTTTGATGGTAAACTTAGATCAAACTCATAATTCCTATGGCAGTATCAGTAGTCACATTAAAGACTGGTGACCGCATCATTACGGAACTAAAGGAAGTTTTTAATGAAGAGTCAGAAGACCGTAAAGGTGTCTGTCTTCTTATGGAAGATCCTTACATTCTCAATCTTGATGGCGGCACACAACAGTATCTTACTGAAGAATATGGTATGGAATACCAAGTTCGTTTCAGTAAGTGGAATCCATATTCGCCAGACTGGCAATTCAAAATTCCATATGATTGTGTAATGACAATCAGCACTCCAGAACCAGGACTAGAAAATGCCTGGAAATTAAAACTCGTTAAGAAAAAAGAACTAGAACAAAAGGAACTAAAGAAAAATGTCAGAAACTAAATTATTGACTAATCATGCAATCCGTGTCGTGAACCTTGTTACAGGTGATCGAGTTCTTTGTTTGTTTAGTGATCTCAAAAATGATGATGGAAACATCATGGGATACCGTATGGTTTATCCTTACGTTTTGGAACTGGGTGAAGTAAACGAAGAAGGAAATATTCCCATCGAGTATAAGCGTTGGTGCCCCTTTTCGCCACAGGAAGAACATCGCGTTGCAGGAGATCATATCATCAGTGTAGTCTATCCTGACAATAACATTGTCATGAACTTTGCTGATCGTCTACGTGAACTAGGTCTTAAAGAAGATCAAATTTTCTATCCTGAGGAGGAAACTAATGGAGATAACAGCGAACCTGCTGAAACTGGCGAATGAGTGGATCATCGCTCAGGTAGAACCAGTTGAGGGGGACACTTTGCCAGGTGACCCAGACGTGTGGATGATTGAACCATACGTGCTAGACTGTGAAGGTCAGATCAGTCCATGGGCTCCTTACGCTGCTGAGCGTGAATTCAATGTCAGGTCTTCGGACCTGACTGTTGTGACTAATCCAAGCAAATCTTTGCTTGCTCGTTATCTCGAATGTCTTGAATGAAGTTTTACACTAATGTGGAGCAAGCAGGCAACCGTCTGCTTGTGCGTGGTTATGAGAATGGCAATCGCTACAGCGTTAGGGTTCCTTTCAACCCGACGCTATATTTGCCTACAAAGAATTATTCTGAGTGGCGCACACTTGAGGGTAATTGTGTAGAACCTCACAAGTTTGGATCTATTACTGAGGCACGAGATTTCGTGAAGCAGTATAAGGAAGTGGATGACTTTGAGATCTATGGCAACTCTCGCTTCCTGTATCAGTTTATTGCTGAGGAGCATCCTGAGGAGGAAGTGAAGTTTGACAGCAGCAAGATCCGTGTCTTTACCATTGACATCGAGACTGCTGCAGAGAACGGGTTTCCTGACATCGAGACGGCAGACCAGGAGATCCTTGCCATCTCCATCAAAGACTCCTTCACGGGGCGTATAACGGTCTTTGGTGCGCGTCCTTTTAACAACCAGGACAGCATGTTGGACTACATGCATTTCCGTTCTGAGGAGAGCATGTTGGGTGCTTTCATTGATTACTGGCAGAACAACTATCCTGATGTGGTTACGGGTTGGAACTGCCAACTGTTCGATATGCCATACATCCATAATCGCATTGATCGTGTGATGGGAGAGAAGTTTACTAAACTTTTGTCGCCCTGGAAACTTGTGTCGCAGCGTGAGATCTTTATCAAAGGTCGTAAGAACTTCTCTATTGATATGCTTGGTATCTCCACGCTAGACTATCTTGAG